ATGCTCCACGTCTTCGAGCCGGAGAGCGCGAGCGCGGTGCGCAACGCACCGACGATGCAGCACTCCACGAATCATCTGCTCGATGAGATGGAATTGCTCGCGCTCGAAAAGCATGCGGTCAAAGACAACGCCGACGTGTCGCGCGTGCTCAAGACGGAGCGCGGCGAACTCGACGAGGACGGTGATTTTTCCATCGGCAAACCTGCCAACGGTGACAAGCCGAGCGAACCGGGTGCGTTGCAGAAGATCGTCGGCGGGAAATTGGTCGCGTTGAAGCCCGGCGAATCGCTCGACAGTTTTCAATCGAACCGGCCGAGCCCGACCTTCACCGGCTTCCTCGAACATCTGCGGCGAGATTCGGCCCTCGGCCACATCCCGTTCGAGTTCGCGGCGGATTCGAGCAAGGTCGGCGGGGCCGGCGTGCGGCTCGTGGTGGCGAAGGCTGATCGGCGCTTCTCGTATCGGCAGCTCATCTTGATCGAGCGGTTCATCAAACCCGTTTGGCTCTTTGTCATCGGTGATGCGATTGCGACCCGGCAGCTCCCCGAGCAGAAGGACTGGACGAAAGTGGCGTTCACCACGCCGCGCCGCATCACCGTGGATGCTGGGCGTGAGGCGCAACAGAACCGCGCCGACGTGGAGATGGGCCTCAAGACGTTGAGCGAGCATTTCGCCGAGCAGGGCATGGACTTCGCCGAGGAAATGGAGATCCGCGCGCAGAACGCCCGCGCCCTGCTCGACTTGGCGGACAAATACCGCGTTCCGATTGATATGCTGTGGAAGCCAAGCGGCGGCATCGAGGCGACACCCGCCGTCGGCGAGCAAGAGGATCCGCCGACGATGACCGGTGTGCGCCAGCCGGGATAGAAGGCGCCGCTCGTTCGTTGCGCAACGAAGGCAGGCGCTTTGACAGCGAGAGCACGGCATGACGCCGTTGCTCCACGCCCTGCACTATCAACCGTGGCTCATCACGCCGGAGACGCACGCAGCGATGCTCCGTGCGCTGAGCCGCACTGAGCTTTTCTCTCAAGACCTGCCGCAGCCGTCGGAGCCGGAGTTGCTCACGGTCGAGAATGGCGTCGGCATCGTCACTATCCACGGCGCGCTGATGAAGCGGCCGGATTTCTTTGCGCGACTGCTGCTCGGTGCGACCGACATGGAGGACGTGGCTGCCGCGCTCGAATCCGCACGTGACCGCGCGGACGTGCAGGCGGTCTTTCTCGATGTGGATTCGCCTGGCGGCACGGTCAACGGCACGCCCGAGCTGGCCGCGCTCGTCGCCGAGGTGTCGAAGGCGAAATACACCTACGCTTTCACCGATGGGCAGATGTGCAGCGCGGCTTACTGGATCGCCTCGCAGGCCGACGCGATCTTCGCCACGCTGAGCGCGCGGGTCGGCTCCATCGGCGTCCTCATGCCGATGCTGGATGAATCGAAAGCGTTCGAGCAGGCCGGGCTGAAGGTCGAGTTGTTCGCCGCTGGCAAATTCAAAAGCATCGGTGTCGCCGGCACTGCGCTCACCGACGAGCAGCGCGCATGGCTCCAGGCGCAAATCGACGAAACCTATGCGGACTTCAAAGCCGCGGTGCTCGCGCGCGGTCGCCTCATCACGCCCGACGTGATGGAAGGGCAGTGCTTCTCCGGGCGGAAGGCGTCTTACAATTCACTCACGTCGGGCGTGGTCGCCAGCCGCGCGGCGGCGCTCGCGAAGCTCGGAGAGCGACACGTCCGTTGACACGCGGACGGGAAGCAAATGAAGACCATCGACGAGCAACTCGAAGAAGCCCTCGCGCGCATCACGAAGTTCGAGAGCGACGCCACCGCCAGCACATCGCTGCTCACGGAAGCGGGCCATCAGCACGAACGCTACCGCCAGGAGATCGCCGCGCTGACCAAGGACAAGGAAACCCTCACGCTCGCGAGCGGCGAGCTGACCGAGCAGCGCGACCAACTTTCCCGCGATCTTGCCACCGCCAAGCAATCGCTCACTTCCGCCGCGACCGCTGCCGAGGAACTCACCAAGGCGAAAGACCAGATCACCGCGCTCAATACGGAAGTCGAGACGCTCAAGGCGAACGCGAAATCCGCCGAGCGCATCGCCGCTGAACGCTACGGCGCCGCCAGCCCGGAGCCGCTCCCGGTCACGCCGCGCGGCGACACCCAGGCCGCGACGCTCGTCGAGAAATTCAAGGCCATCACCGACCCAAAAGAACAAACCGCCGTCTGGCGCTCCCTCACCGCCGAGCAACGCACCCTCATCCTCAACGCCAAGTAACCAACCACTCCAATGCCCAACACACTCACCAACGTCAAAGACATCAAGGTCGCGCAAGGCGCTCTCCAGCCGTGGATGGCCGGACTCCTGCCGATGCGCGCCTTCTCCACGAACTTCTCGCCGGAACCGGCGGACAAGCTCGACACCGTGCGCGTGCCCGTGGTCGGTGCGCCCTCGGCTTCCAGCGAGTTCGCCGGCAACTACACCACGAACGCGGATTCGACCGTTAGCGTGATTCCGGTGCAGCTCAACAAGCACAAGTTCAAGACCGTCCACGTCACCGCCCGTGAGGCGAGCGAGACGGCGCTCAATGTGCTCGAAACGCTCGTGTCCAGCGCGGTGAAGCAGCTCGCACAGGATGTTCTCCAAGACATCTTCTCCGCCATCACGCTCGACCCCTACGGTGCGCCTGCCATCCCCGCGCTCGCTGCTGACGCCTTCGACTACAAGAAGGTGCTCAAAATCCGCGAAGCGTGCAGCACCGCGAAGATGCCCGTCACCGACCGCAATCTCGTGCTCGATGGCGCGTATTTCACCAACCTGCTCGGCGACGAGATCGTGGCGAAGAGCTTCATGCCGCCAATCGCGCAACCCGGCGTGGTCGATGCGATCATCCGCCGGCTCGGTGGCTTCGACATCTTCGAGACGACCATCCTGCCCGAGAACGGCGAGAAGCTCGTCGGTTTCGCGGCACACCCCAGCGGCCTCGCGGTGGCGATGCGTTATCTCGAACCCGTCGCCGAATACGACGAAGCCGGCGCTGTCACCGATCCGGAGACGGGCCTCACGTTCGGCTACCTGCGCTACACCGAGACGCAGAGCAACCGCATCTTCGTCACCGTGGAGTGCCTCTACGGCTACAAGCAGGCGCTCGCCGACGGCATCAAGCGCATCGTGAAGCCGTAAGGCGCGCAGACAACTTCGGTGGTTGCATGAAGCCCCGCTACTGGAAACGGCAGCGGGGTTTTTCGCTCTATGCAGACCGCCGTTCGCGCAGTTCGGCGAGTGCGTCGCGAATGATCTCCCACGCCGAGTGGAGAAATAGCAGGGCGATGATCCCAGCAACGATCAGGTCAGGCCATGCGGTCTTGAACCAGGCAACGAGTGCGGCGGCGATGATCACCGCGATGTTGGCGAGCGCGTCGTTGCGGCTGAACAGCCAGATCGCGCGGGCGTTGGCGTCGCCACCTTCCCGGAAACGCATCAGAGCAAGCGCGGCGCTGATGTTCACAAAAAGTCCCACCACACCCAGCCCGCCCATGAGAGCGGCCTCGGGCGCGATTGCATTGATCGAACGCCAGATCGCCGCGCCGAGGACGCCAAGACCCAGCGCCGCGAGGAAACATCCCTGCGCCAAGGCAACCCGTGCGCGGGTATGCTCGGCCCAAGCGAGAGCGAACAGCCCAACCAGCGTGATCGAGCCGTCTCCGAGGAAATCAAGCGCGTCCGCCTTGAGTGCCTGGCTGCGCGCGAAAAAGCCGCCGACGATCTCCACCAGCCCGAAGCCGAGGTTGAGGAGGACAACGATCCACAACGCGCGCCGATAGGCCGGGTCGCTCGCAGCTCGTTTTTCGTCGCCGTGGCAGCCACAGCTACCTGCTTCGCGTGCGTCGCTCATACCTTCCAGCATCGCATCATTCGATCGCGACGAGCGGTGAGAGCGTGAGCAGTTTGAGCGCGGCCTTCAGCGCGGTCATCGCGCTCTCTCGGTGGGCCGCGAAATCCTCACGCCCGTCCATTGGCAGCACCTGGATT